TCAATTTCTTGGATACGATTGCAACGGAGAAGCTGGAACCTTATATTAATAGTCAGTACGAGATTCTTGCTGAAAAAATGAATGCCTATGAACAGAGAATGAAAATGGGCCGAGAGGTCATTGCTGATAAGGGCATCTGGACTGCAAAGAAGCGGTACATTCTAAATGTACATGACAGCGAAGGTGTGCGGTATAAAGAACCTAAGTTAAAAATAATGGGCATTGAAGCAGTTAAGTCTTCAACACCAGCTGCTTGCCGGGAGAAAATTAAAGAAGCTTTGATTATCATCATGAACGGTGATGAAAAGGAACTAAATAATTTTCTTGCAGAATTTAAAGATGAATTTATGAGTCTGCCCCCAGAGGATATTGCTTATCCTAGAAGTTGTAATGGTATTGGAAAGTACACTTCTAAAACCCAAAAGACATATGACCTTGGGAGTGGAGAAGCTGTAGAATATGGGTTCTTTAAGAAGGGCGCTCCAATCCATGTTAAAGGAAGCATACTTTTTAACCATCTCCTAGCTAAACACAAACTAACACATAAGTTTGTTAATATACAGGAAGGCGATAAAATAAAATTCTTGCATCTCAAGGAACCAAATCCATACCAATCAAGTGCTTTTTCTTTTATGACAACTGTACCAAAGGAACTTGACATTTTGAAGTGGGTGGACTATACTATACAATATGAGCGAAGTTTTATAGAACCGCTAAAGTTTATTACAGATAAGATTAATTGGTCTATCGATAATAGTTTTGGGGCTCAGGGTACGTTAGAAGGTTTCTTTTCTTGATAGAATATAAAAAAAGAATAACTTTAAAATTAAGACACTACAAAATGAAGAAAGGCTGTGATGTTTGTGGTTACAATAAACATGGTGTAGCATTAGATTTTGCTCATATTGATCCCTCTGAAAAATCAATCCACATGTGGAAAGACAGAAAAAGAGGCAGTGGTATGGGTGATTTAGTGAAACGAGTCACAAAGTATGGAACTCTGCTAAATAGAGAGAGATGGAAAGAATTAAAAGACGAAATTCGTAAATGCAGAGTTGTGTGTAAAAATTGTCATTATATTGAAACATATAAAAATAAGGAAGTAGAAAATGGTGGCAAATTAAGAATGGTTAGACAAGGGATGGAAAAAGAAGAAATAGGAACTTTAGAGGGATTTTTTGGATGAGTGACGAATTATACAGCATATTAGCTACTAGTTGTGATTATACAGGATTGCCTGTTATGAATACTAGTCAATTTCAAGCTGTAACTGAAAAGTATGGTAAAGAACTGTTTCGTAAAACTCTTGCTGAATTTATCACCAGAGAGAAACCACCATACCCTCTAAAGGAATTTGATTATGATAAGGTTGTTAATACTTTTCATAAGTTAGCAAAAGTGGATTATACAAAATTTATTATGAACAGCAATAAAGAGGTTATGGAAAAATATGATGATTACAAATATCCATATAGTAAGTATGGGTTGGGTGTAATCGATGGCCCTAGTATATACAATTATACTAGTGATTATTTTATGAATGATTTGCGTATGGCTTGTGGTTCATATGGCTTTAAAGCTCCAGTAACAAGATGGAATGATGGGGATAATATATGGGGAGCTTTTGGGCCTATATGGCGAGGGGTTAATGGTAAGGGTGTTTTGACAGCCAAAACCTACACTATGGCATTTAGATTAGGCACGTATATCGCAACACAATTTAAACCTGTTGTTGCAAAGACTATATACGAAATGTCTAATGCAAAGACCGTATTAGATACATCTATGGGCTGGGGGGATCGACTTACAGGATTCTATGCTTCAAATGCAACACACTACATAGGGTGTGATCCTAATCCAAATACATTTGCACGTTATAAAAAGATGATTGAGTTTTTTGATAAACTCACTGGAGGCAAAAAGACTGTACAAATATATAATTGTGGTGCAGAAGATTTGCCTTGGGATGAAATTGAAAATGTAGATTGTGCGTTTACAAGCCCGCCATACTTCAGCACAGAACGCTATAATGAAGGTGGCGAGAAACAAGAACTTCAGTCATGGGCAAAGTTCAATGAATATGAAAAGTGGAGAGATGAATTCTATCTACCAGTTTCTCAGAATAGTTTTGATTCTCTAAGTGACAATGGCGTTCTTATGGTAAATATTCTTGATCCAAAAGTCAAAGGAAAACGCTATCGGAGTGGTGATGAATTAGTTGATATGTTGCTTCCTAATTTTATGGGTCAGGTCGGTATGAGAATTATGCAAAGACCACAAGGAGCTTCAGTCTTTAAAGATGAAGAGGGAAACCACGACAAAAAAGCTATGGATGACTTTATGAATAAGGTCTATATTGAGAATGTTTGGTATTTTGGTAAGAATAAAAATTTTGATATATTCCAGCACACTAAAAGAGGCACATTAGAGGATTTTTTTGGATAATGTTACAATTAAATCCTTTTGATGCTATACCGTGTGTTGAGTATGATGACTTAGATCATATCGATGACAAAACTTTGTTTTCTAAAGCAATGGCTCTTTCAGAGAGCCGTTCAAAATTATTCATTGATTATTTTAATGAATTAAGAAGGTATAGGTATGGTTATATTGGATTATTACCAGCAGAATATGCTCATGAATATCATAGTATCAAGAATGAGTGGCAACGCAAAGTTATCACTATAGGGGTGAATAATGATCTTGTTGTTTGTGTACTAAAACATGTACAGATGTTCAAACATATCTACAAAAGACTAGAAGGTTTGCCTATTAGTTGTTTAGAAGACAAAAAGAACGAAGAGCTTGTTTTTGATAAACTTGCTGAAACAGGTTTGGTTAAAAAGTTTCTTGCAAATGAGCCCGAATCTATATGGTTAAAAGAAAAGGGTTACGAGGTAGATACTCGTTTTGAAACTTACAATTATCATACGAATGTTGTTAACCATTATGACACAAAAGTTGGTGTAAATAAATGGATGACTAAGAAAGGGGTAAACCGCCTATTAAAAGATGATAAATTGACTTGGACTAAGCTTGATAAGCACCATGACTCTATAAAAAAAATAAACGATGCATTTATTCGGTGGAAAAAGGATGTAGAAAAAAGTAAATGGTTGTCTGCTGGATTTGCTAAATCTATCTCCCAATACAAATATTGGAATGACCCCAATGTGGATTATTGGTTATTTGAATATGATGGATTTCCTGTAGGCCTTATTGTATATTTGGTTGTAAATAATGATGTAGGGTATCAGTTGGTTAATAAGGGCATAGACCATATGGTTTTTGATGAAAAGCCAGATGTACCAGATGAGGTTAGAAAAAGAATAGGTGCTTATATGCATTATGTAACAATAAAGGACTTATACCATCGTGGTATACAGGATATATTTGCTGGTGGAGCAATGGGCGTAAGAAAAGCAAGCTTAGGCGTACATAAAAACATAATGAACGATAGTTATTTTGGAGTTAATATTCATGGAAATTCTGCATAGTATAGAACATAAAGGTGTGTCTATTGAGGTTGTTGAAACACAGCAGACAATCTATTTACAATTTGATGGGGGATTAAAACAGTCTTCATTCAAAAAGAAGAACCCTAAAGATTTACAAAAACCATATAGTCAACATATGGTTAAGGTTTTAGATCATGTGCCACTTCCCCTCCATATTTTGGTACTAGGCCTTGGGGGTGGGATAATTCCCAAGTGGTTACATGAGAACACATTAGCTATTATCGATGTTGTAGAGATTGTCCCACAATTAAAGGGTATTGCAGAAACCTATTTTAACCTTCCTGTAGACCATAGGATGAATGTTATTATTGAAGATTGTAACGAATATCTATTTTTTACGGACAACAAATATGATATTGTATTTGTAGATGTTTTTGGTGCTATAAGTAGTAGTATAGAAGATGCTAATTCTTTTCACACAGGGGTTAAAGGGGTTTTGAAAGCACAGGGAATGGCAGCTATAAATTCTATGGTAACAAAAAGAAATTATGATGCACACATGAAAGTGCTGAATAGTAATTATTCAGCCATAATAGAGGAATATGTGAAATTGGGTAGATACAGCAATAACCACATAACCTTTTGTAAGGAGAAATAGATGAGTGATTTTTTAAAGAATATTGTAAAAGATATTGAAAACGATTACGCTACGCTAACTAAAGATATGGATGACGATTTTGATTTCATCGACACGGGCTCTCATATTTTTAATGGCTTGCTTAGCGGATCGATATTTGGTGGTTTGCCTGATAATAAGATAACGTGCTTAGCGGGCGAGAGTGCTACCGGCAAGACGTTTTTCCTTATGGGGATTGTAAAGAATTTTCTGGACAAAAATCCAGATGCTGGGGTGCTATATTTCGAATCCGAATCAGCTATAACAAAAAACATGATAGTAGAGCGAGGGATCGATCCAAGTCGGATGGTGATTGTACCAGTAGTCACGGTACAGGAATTTAGAACACAGTCCCTTAAAGCTCTCGATTCTTATTTGGCTCAAGATGAGTCTGATAAAAAGCCATTGTTCCTCTGTCTCGACTCCCTTGGAATGTTGTCTACAACTAAAGAGGTGGAAGATACCGCTGAGGGTAAAGAAACCAGAGATATGACACGAGCTCAGGTTCTCAAAGCTGCGTTTAGGGTGCTTACTCTTAAACTAGGCAGAGCAAAAGTGCCTATGGTGATAACTAACCACACCTACGATTCAATGGGGTCTATGTTTCCGACAAAAGAGATGGGAGGCGGTTCTGGATTGAAATATGCAGCGAGCTCGATTATCTATCTGAGCAAGAAGAAAGAGAAAGATGGGACTGAGGTAATTGGTAGCATTGTTCACTGTAAGAACCATAAGTCCCGATTGACTGTAGAGAACAAGATGGTTGATGTTCGTTTGACCTATGACAAGGGACTAGATCGGTATTATGGGTTGTTAGACTTAGCAGTTAAACACGGTATATTCAAGTCTGTTTCGACACGTATAGAATTGCCAGATGGTACTAAGACTTTCGGTAAAACAATCAACAATGATCCCGAAACCTACTTTACTGAAGAGGTCATGGCAAAGCTTGATGAAGCTGCTCAGAAGGAATTCCTATATGGTTGAGGTTATTCTAGATGCTTGTTCTATGTACTATCTAGACAGCCTAAAACACCATGCCATGCAATCTAGTGCTTGGCATATGCGGTATCCTAACAATAATCCAGATAAACATCTAAAGATGGATATTATAGAAAATGAGGTTAAAGAGCCTCTTCTTGCTGGTCTTGCTATGGGTCTACTCATACAGTTGTATAGTAAGAGACAGGACTTGTTTGTGCCTGATGTTTCCTACTGTGGTATCGGACTCAAGGATAAACATCGAAGAGACAATCCCCATATAGATCATGTTAATGAGCCAGATTTCATTAAGATATTTGGTGTCATCAGTAGTGATTGGGGTTCGATGGATGGTGGGCTGTTTATGCATGGTGATGAAGCAATACCTTGCGTTCCAGGCCATTTTATCGTATTCGATCCACGAATAACCCATTATGCCTCTGAAATAATGACAGACAAAAAAAGATTAGGAATTGACTTTACAGTACGGAAAGCGACTTGACTTAGCTGCATATATACTGTATAGTAATATAAATCATGAGGAATGTGCCTTTTGATTTAAAACCAAGGTGGTAGGCACCACCTTTCAACTAGTAAGGAGAAAAATTATGCCGAAAATACTGTTAGATGTTGAGCGTTCGCTCAAAGAATCTCCCCCAAACTACCCGAAGGGTGTCAACTTTAAAAAGAGGATCGTTACTAAC